GTATAACATCAAAAGCATATTTTGGTGTATATTTAAAACATTTATTTCCATCTAAATTATCTTCCATTCCTATATGCACAGCAATAGTACCTAGTAATTTAGTCATTTTCTCAAAATGTTTTAATTTAACATCTTTAACTCTTGTTAAATCATTATAAACATCTTGTTTATTTTGTAGTGTTCTATTAGCACCAAGAGTATAAACTCTGGACATTTTATCTACAAATCTTTTAGTAATATTCATTGAACTTATTGGAACTTCCTGAAATGAAGAAGCACTAAATCTATTTTTCACATATTGTTCAGTATTATCACCATTATAATAATCAAGCATTTTATAAGTTAATGCTCTCCTGTTTTTAGCTTGTTCCAGCTTTTGCCTTTTAATAGAATCATCTATTATTTTTCTTGCCATTGAATAAATCATTATCTGCTCCTGAATTTAATTTGATATTGTTTTATTGGAAATTGATTCACAAGTGCATATCTTAAAGCATCCATGCTGTGATCATGATAACCATCCTTTTTAGGAAGTTCTTTCATTTCATAACCTTCTTTAGTTTCAGGATATGCATAACCTTCCATATCTTCTATTAATCCAGTACATTTTTTGTCTATATGTAATCTTCTTGTTCCATCAGAAGATAATATAAAGTTTCTTACATGAGATACACCAGAAGCTATACTTCTTGATGCTTTATCTCTTACTGCAAATACTCTCCACCCAGTATTTTGATAAAATATATCTGCTTCACCTTTACCAACAGATGCTTGAACTTGATAACCAGCAGGATCACCATATACATTAGCTATTTGATATTTCCTGCTCTTTATCATATCCACTAATTCTGTTGTTTTAATATTAGTTTCATGAACTATCTCATCTATAAAATAAATGTGATCTACATCATTAATCTTTTCTGTTTGAAACCATAATACAGCAGGACTTCTATATCCAAAGTCAATAGACATAAAAGTAGGCAAATTATATTTATATCTATAATTGCCTACATTATCATTCCTTGAAAAGTCATTATATACTCTACCTTGCAGAGAAGTAAACTCTGCTGCAAATTCTTGCCTGAATATTTCATCAGTTAAAGATTGTTTTGCTTCTAATAGGTCTAAATCTTCTTTTCCTTCTGGAAATGAATATTTATTATCCCATGAAGGTGAATTAAAAGAATACCAGTTAGGATCTTTTTGTTGTCCTTTTAAAAATAATTTGTAGAAAAAATTATGACCTTGTGGAGTAGAAATGAATATTGCTCTACCTTTTCCTCTATTACCATCAGATAATGTTGGCCTAATATACATTTCCCATATCTTTTTTAAGTTCTGTATCTTACTTGCTTCATCAAATACAGCTAGAGATACACCTTCACCAATCATAGAATTTGGAAACTCTGCTGATTTACCTTCTAATACAGATTTTCCACCATCCCAGTCAAATGCTAAATATTGATCCTTTGCAGAGTATCTTGATGGTTTATATCCTTTTTTAATTACAAGTTCTGAATATACAAATTCAAATATCTTGCTGGATGTAGCATAGTTAGGAGCTACAATCCAACAAACAGAATCAGGAATACATAATTGGATTTCAATTTCTCTTGCAGCAGAAAAACTCTTTCCAAATCTTCTTCCAGCAGATACTACAGTATATCTTGTTCCATCTGGATTTTTATCTGCATTATATATTCCACCAGGAGGAAAATGCAACTTCTTTTGTCCACTATGAGGTTCATAGTTTACGAAGTTAAACCATTTATTCTTATATTCTTCAATATTTTGTGTGTATTCCATAATTTATATTAATTAATTTTGTATTTTAATAGAATAGTTTATATATTTCACTAAAGAATATACTACAAATAGTATATTTATCTTACTAAAAAAGTCAAAAGGAGATTATCACAAATGGCTGAAGAAGTAAAAACCCAGAATGAACAGACAGTAAGTCCTGGAGAGCAGACAGCTCAAACCGATCAGACAGATCAAAGTAAATCAAATGACACAGATTGGAAAGCTCTACATGGAACTGAAGTAGATTATAATAAGAAGTTACGAGGTAAAAATCAAGCTCTTGAAACTAAATTAGAACAGTTTGAAAAAGATAAAGCAGCATCCAGACAGAAAAAAATGGAAGAAGCTGGTGAATTTAAAACTATTCTTGCTGAAAAAGATTCAGAAATTGAATCTTTAACTAAAAAAGCTGGAGAATATGATAATTACTTAAATACTCGTAAATCTGAACTATTAGAATCTTTTTCCGAAGATGATAGAGAACAATTTAGTCATTTACCTTTAAGTGATATAGAAAAATTATCAAAGAGGTTAAATGTTTCTAAAACAAATGTACCAAATGTTCCTGAAGGCAGAGATGCTAAATTAGGAGAGTTTGGTGGTTATGAATCTTTTCAAGAATGGGCAACTAAAGATCCAGATGGATATAAAAAAGCAAATCAATCACCAGCAGGTCAAGGTATTAAAATAGGTTATGGCAATTAAAAAAAACCATAGCAAGATACTTGGTGTTGATTTTGATCCTAAAGGTGATATGGAATTAGATGTCAAAGATGATGGAGATTGTTCTGTTAAATATAAAGGACAGAAAATGGATTTTGATACTTATGTTGATGAATTGGAAGATAGAGCTGATAAACATCAAAAAGGTAAATCTATAGCCACTTCTTCTATTGGAACTTTTAGTGGTGTAAGTTTTGATAAAAATGGAAACATTAAAAGACCTCTATAAAATATAAAATCAAACCCTACTTGAAGGCATTATGCAGTTGATAGAGGGTAATTTAAGAGGTATTTATAATGGCTTTAACTAATACAACAACAGCAGCTGGTGGTTTAGGAAGAACTATTGGCGATGCTGTAATAGCATTTAATCATACCAATGTAATGTTTCCATTGGTAACAGTACAACAATGTGCGCCAGGATCTAATCATGTTAATTTTTCAGATTGGACAAAATTAACTTCTGGTAATGTAACAGCAGCTACACAGGCAACAACTACAACTGCTGTTGCTATAACAACTACTGCAAGAACAGCTACAGTATCAGAGCATGTAATTGCTTCAACTGTAAGTGATTTAGTTCTTATGGGTTCTAATGATGATATAGTAGGACAAGCAGGAACTGCTTTAGGTAATGCAGTAGCAGCTAAACTTGATGATGATCTTGTGGAACTTGGTAAAGGTTTCTCACAAACAGAAGCAGCAGCAGGTACAGCTTTAGCTTTATCTCATGTTTTTGGTTCTATGCGTCAATTAAGATCAGCTTCTGCTCCATTTCCATATTCATTGGTTTTATCACCAAAACAAGTATGGGGAGCTAAAGGTATTATATCTTTACTACATGATGATGCAGTAACAGGTTCTAATGCTAAACCTATGTCTTTAATGGGTTCAAAGGGTGAAGAAGCTATGTCTACTGGTTTTGTTGGTAGTATTGCTGGTTTCAATGTTTATTGGTCTGACCAAATAGATGATGATGTTGGATCAGGTGGTGATGCTGCAGGTTTTGCTATGTCTAAAGGTGGCATTGGTCTTGGTATTGGTGCTGAAGGTTTATTTAGAGTAGCATCTGAAAGAGATGAAATGTTAAGAGCTGTAAACTATGTAGCAACTGGCTTCTGGGGTGAAATAGAAGTTAAAGATACATTTGGTGTTTATGTCTTAACTGATGTTTCTTAATAACTAATCACAATATAGGTTGGGATCAATGTTCGATTCTTTTTCATTATTTAATTCGCAAATATCCTAAATAACATTGATCCCTCCTACACAAATGGAGATAGTATGTCAAAATATTTTAAAAAACCAAATGGTGTAGTAATAGAAGTAACTCCTTCCCATGATCTTGATTCTTTAAAAGATAGATTTGAAGAATGTGATGCTAATGGTAAAGCTATTAAAAAAGTTGAAAAGAAAGCTGATAAAAAACCTTCTAAAAAGAAGGAGGTGAATGATGGCTAATATAACAAGTAAATATGATTTGCTTACAGTTATACCAACAGTACAGGCTACTCCTGATTATGCTGCTGGTGATGTATTGTTTGCTCCAACTGAAATACACAATTTTTTTAAAGATGAGGGAAGTGCTGCACAAATAGTAAGTATATGTATAATTGATAAACAAGTTGTTGGAACACATGACTTCACATTATACTTTACAAATTCATCAACAGCTCTTGGAAATATTAATGCAACAGCAGGTGCAGTTATTGGAGTATTAGAAGAAATACAAGCAACTATTCCTATTGTTAATGGTGATTGGATTGCAGGTGGTGGTGCAGGGAGTGTTGATTTAGCTAATATTTGTACTTTAACTAACCCAGCAGTAGATGGTATAGGCTCTGTTGTAAAAGGTGCTAATTGGGC